AAGAGCTCGACCAACCCAATTCCTAAGACCATGCGTTTCCTCACCAACGGACTGTCGGGCCGCGAGCCCCTACTCATCGACCCGAGCAAGGCGAAGGACCACGCGGTCCTGGCCGACAAGTTCGGCTTCACAGATATGCTCGCCCAACTGTTCGGGCAGGCCCCTAAGCCCTACGTCGTCGACGGCATCGGCATCGTCCCGGTGGTCGGCGTCATCGGCAAGGGCCTGTCCCCGATGGAGAAGATGATGGGCGCCGTGGACATCGACGAAGTCTCCGCCGCGCTCGACCTGTTCGCCTCAGACCCTTCCGTCGAGAAGGTGGCCTTGCAGATTTCCTCCCCTGGCGGGACGGTCACGGGCGTCGAAGAACTCGCCAACAAGGTTCGTTCCTACGGCAAGCCGACCCTCGCCTACACGGACTCCGAGATGGCGTCCGCCGCCTACTGGATCGGTTCCGCCGCCGACCGCGTCGTGGCCTCCCCTTCGTCCACCGTCGGTTCCATCGGCGTCTACATGGCCATCCCTGACTACTCCAAGGCCGCCGAGATGCAGGGCATCAAGATGGTCGTCATCAAGTCCGGCAAGTTCAAGGGAGCGGGCATCGAAGGCACGAGCCTCGACGAGAACCAGATGGGCAACCTTCAGGCCAGCGTCGACACGATCCACGCCGAGTTCAAGGAAGCCGTGAACATGAAGCGCAAGATGGTGAAGGCCGAGGCCATGGAAGGCCAGGTCTTCTCCGGCAAGCAGGCCGCCGCCCAGGGACTCGTCACGGGCCTCGCGGACTCCTTCAACGCCGCCCTTCGCTCGTTCTGATGCCCTTCGACGTCCCCGACTACGTGCAGTCCGCCGCACGGCGCGGCCTTGAGTGGCACGCCGAAGGCAAGTCGGGCGATGGCGTGACGGACAAGACCCTCCGCGAAGCCCGCGAGATGGCGGACGGTTCCGTGTCGGAAGACAAGCTGCGCCGCATGGGTCCGTGGTTCCGCCGGCACGAGCCGGACATGGACGCCCCCAAGAACAAGCCCGACAACAAGGACTTCCCTGGTGCTGGTGCCGTAGCCTGGGCCTTGTGGGGCGGACCTACCTCGGGCGACATCATGCGGACCGCCGAATGGGCCGAACGCAAGGTCGAGCAGCTGGACCGCGAAGCCTCCGCTAATTCCAATCGAACCAATTACAAGACCATGACCATCGAAGAACAGCTCCTCGAAGCCACCGCCGCCATCTCGGGCATCACCGCCGAGCGCGACGACCTCCGGGCCACCGTCGAAAAACTCACCGTCGGCACCGCTTCGGAACTCGAAGCCCTCAAGTTCGAAGCCGCGTCGAAGGACGCCAAGGTCATCGAGCTTGAAGCCGCCCTGTCCGCCGCCGCGAAGGAGATCGAAGGCTTCAAGGCCGTCGTCGCCTCCCTCGAAGCCGCGAAGGTCAGCGCCTCCAAGGAAGCCGCCAAGATCGTGGCCTCCGTCGGCGTGGCTCCTGTCGAAATCAGCCCTGCCGACGCCAAGCCGTCCGCCGAAGCCGTTGACCACCTCGCGACCTTCATGTCCCTCCCGGTCGGCTCCAAGGAGCGCAACGACTACTTCGCCGCCCATAAGCACGCCATCATCAAGGCTGCTCTCTGATTTTCCCCTAACCCTCACCCAATCCTAAAACACCATGGCTAATTCCATCACCGCCGCCCCGTCCATCCTGGCCGAGTCGGTCATCGCTTCCCTCAAGGGCAAGCTCCCCGCGCTCCGCGCCTTCTCCAGCGTCTTCACCGCCGCTGAGTCGGGCGCCGGCAAGACCGTCCAGGTCCCCCTGATCGGCACGTCCACCGCCACCGAGTTCAGCACCGGCGGCTACCTCACCCAGGACGACGCGACCATCACGGCCGCGAACGTCACCCTCAAGCACTTCAAGGTGTCGAGCCGCTTCTCGCCCCTCGACGTCAAGATGTATGGCGCTCAGTTCCTGTCCAACGCCTTCGTCCCGACCGCCTCGAACGCCCTCGCTGAGAAGTGCCTGGCTGAGATCGGCGCGCTCATCACGAACGCCAACTACTCGTCCAACGTGGACACCGGCGCCGCCCTGACCTACGCCGAAGTCGTGACCGCCAAGGGCGTGCTCGACGCCGCCAAGGCCGCCGAGCCCCGCGCGTTCATCCTGAACTCGACCTACGCGAACGGCCTCCTCTCGGACGCCACCATCATCGGCAACTCCGTCCTCGGTGCCGGCATCCTGACCTCCGGCCAGATCGGCACCCTCGCTGGCGCCGCGGTCTACCAGTGGTCCAGCCTCCCGACGAACAGCGAAGACCTCGCTGGCTTCGCCTGCGGCGCTGACGCCATCGCCGTCGCCTCGGCCCTCCCGATGTCCGAAATCCCGGGCTTCGAAGTCGCCAACGCCGTCGACGCCGACACCGGCCTCGGCGTCCAGGTCCTCATGGGCCAGGAGCAGAGCGGCTACTACAACGTCACCGCCACGCTGCTCTTCGGTGCGGCTGTCGGTCGCGCGACCTCCCTGCACCGCCTCAAGACCGCCTAATAGCGGCCAAGAGACGACAGACAAGGCCCCCAGAGATGGGGGTCTTTTTTTGTGTCCTCCCAAAGCGGGCAAATACAGATGAGCCTCTACTCTGAGTTTCTGGCTGACGCGAAGGAGATGATCGCGGACTTCGGCGTGGCCGGGTCGGCCAACTCCGGGGCCATCACCTTCTCCTGCCTCATCTCCGACCCTGCCGTGGCCACGGTGCTCGAATCAGGCGGCTACATGGAGCGGACCCAATACTCTGTCCGCCTGCCCGCCGTAACGGCCTCCTGGAGCCTCCCAGACGGGTCTATTGGGGCATCGGCGGCCATCATCAGCGGAGGGTCGCCCATCGCCTCCCTCGGGCAGGGCAAGAAGATCGTAGCCGGCGGGAAGACCGTCCGCATCACGACCCAGACCTACAAGCCCGGTTCGGCGTGGGTCACCCTGATCGTCATCGACGACAATCAGTAAGGCCATGCTTGCGGTCCGCATCGAGCCTAAGTCTCAGGCGGAGTTCATGGCTACCCTGCGTCAGTTCGCCGCCGACTGCGGACTGACCATGCGGGACGCGGCCCTCGAACAAGCCGCGCTTGCTTGCGTAGATGCCGCCACTTTCACCCCTCCCATGCCCAAGGGCGGAGGCCAAGGTCTGACCAAGGACGCCCAGCGGGCAGGTGATAACGCAGTCGAAGGGGACGTCCGCAAGATGTTCGTGGCCGCCGACGACAAGAGCAGCAAGTCCGCCCCAGGGCTTCTCAGCAATCAGCTGGCATTTTCGACCAAGTCGGGCGACTTCGGGCTGTTCAAGAAAATCGTTTCCTCCGGCAATCTCAACGGCGTGGCCAAACTTCCGCCCATCGTCCGCAAGATCGCAGGCGACCAGAACTACGAACGAGCCTTCGCCAAGGCCAAGAACTATTACAACACGACCAACCCCATCCGCACCGACTACGGCACGCAGGGATTCGTCTACGAGTTCAAGGCCCCGCATAATCAAATCAAGGGACGGTTCGGAGGTCGCATCCCGATGAAGACACGCCCGGTAAAGGTGCCGATGCTCGTCGAAAGCAAGAAGGACTTGCAGGACTACATCATCGAACGGCAGCAGATGGTCGGTCGCATCAAGTCTGGCTGGCTCATGGCGATGCTTTCCTTGCCTAAGCCCATCATCAAAGGCGTCCCTAAGAACGCCGGCGTCGAGCTGACCAAGCCCGCATGGATCAGGCGCCATACTTCGGTCGTCGGAAGAAGCAATACGGTCGCCAATGAAAAGGTCGTTGAAATCTCCGTGGTCAACACCCAGGGCAACGTCAACAATATCGCCATTGAGGCGGACACCCTTGGCCTGGTCTACGGCAACCGCGTGAAGCAGATGAAGGGGCGTTTTGAGACGCACTTCAGCGACACCATCAACAGCACGAACCGCCGCAAGCGCATCCGCTGACCCTCCCATAACGGGCAAAGGAAATGGGCACCAAGAGCATCAGGCACATCGTCGAGGCCACCCTGGCCACCTACCTCTCGACCCAGACCGGGCTGACCACCG